AAGCTCTTTTTGCAGCCGTGCTGCGGAACAAACGCCCAATATGTTTGCGGACGTAAAAGCTGGCATAAACAAGATGTTATAGAGTGGCTGTCTGTTACCGACCACAGCCTAAAAGCATACGCAGAAAAATACGGCGTAACCATCCCCGCAAATTATGCGGAAAGGAGCAAGCAATGATGAAAAATGGAAACCATCAATACATCATTAAGCTGATTTTAAGCGACCGGCCGGATCAGAAAGAATATTACACCGGCTTGCTGGAATCCGGCAATATTTGTATCGCGCAAACAACAGCGGACATCGACGATCCAAATGTTAGAACATTCGACAGTCTTTGGGATGCCGTTGCGGAATTCCAGTGCATTTCTCACAGCGCACAGAATATACAGGAAGATAATGCAACCTTCATTAAAAAGGACAAGGAGCAACCAGCATGACAGACCTTAATAAATTCACTGCTACCGGCAGAATAACAGCGAATGCCGAATTAAAGTACACACAGTCCGGCACAGCCTGCACGACATTCAGCATTGCAGTCAACAAATCGTATAAAAAAGATGACACATGGGAAGAACGGGTTCATTTTTTCAACTGTACCATTTGGGGCAAATACGGCGAATCGATGCAAAAACATCTTTCAAAAGGCAAACAAATTGCCATCGAAGCGAAATTAAACCACAATCCGTGGACAGATAAAAACGAAGTATGGCATAACGACGTAGTTCTAAACATTCAAAACATCGTGCTGCTCAGCTCACCCAAAAATAAAGAGCAAGCAAGCGATGCACAAGATATCTCACAAACGGCGTCTACCGGCGAATACCCCGACAATATTCCGTTTTAAGAAGGAACTTTCCAGATGGCGAAAATTATAACCGTATCAAGTTACAAAGGCGGCGTCGGCAAAACAACGATTATAACGGCAACAGTCGAAATACTCGCAAGCAGAGGATACCGCTCGCTCATTATAGACCTCGATAGCAACTGTACCGTCTCCCGCTGTTACAATAAACTGTTTCAAGATATAACCTCAAAAAATCTTTTGTCGGAAACCGTAACAGATTTTAAAGGAGTCTATCCGGCAAAAGAATATATCGACATCATTCCATCCTGCCTTGAAAATCACCTTTTGAACAACATTATGGATATGCAGCTAAAAATCAATCTGCAAAAGACGGGATTAAAAGAAAAGTACGATTATATTTTAATTGATCCGCCGGGACATTGGTGCGCACATACGCGAAATGCCGTCTTTGCCTCTGATGTACTTATCCTTCCCGGCACGTGCTCTTCACTCGATTTTTCTGCAATCAAACTTTATTTCGATATTTTGCAAAATTGCTGCATCGAAGCAGACACGTATGTATGTATCAATAAAGCAAACAGCAAGACAAACGAACCGGGCATTATCGAAAAATACAACGCAGCGTTTGGTGATTTTCTTATTCCCGGCAGTATCCCCGATATAAAGTCCCTAAAACGGCTGACAGAGAATGTGAACTATCCGCTGCATCAAGCAGTAAAAAACCGGCTTGAACAGTACATCGATTTTTTTATTAAAGGAGATACATCATGCCTAAATTAGAACCGGCAGGCGTAACACAAAAAATAAGCCTTTCTCAAATCATTGAAACCGGAAACGTCCGCAAAGAGTATCAGGATATTGAAGAGCTTGCCCAATCAATAAAAGATTCGGGATTGATGCAACCCATCGTCGTTAAACGTGCAAGCATAACGGATACCGGTATTCAGCAGTATGAACTGATAGCCGGACACCGTCGCAAAAGAGCTTTTGAATATCTTTGTTCAAAAGGCGACGATTTCAACATGATCGATGCTATTATAAAAACCGGCGACACCCTTACACTGCAACTTATTGAAAACATTCAGCGAAATGATTTAACGGCGGCGGAACGGGAACAAGGCGTTGCCGAAATGCTTGCAACCGGTATTTCACAACAAGAAATCAGTTCAAAGCTGGCTAAAACGGAGCAATGGGTATCGAAGCACTTAGCCGCACATAGAGTAAGAGTACTCTTGCAGCAGCAAAATATTGATACCGAACAGTACGAAACGACAACCTTAAATGTATTTCGCACGATTCCTGAATCTGATTTAAAACCGCTCATTGAAAAAACAGCAGCGCTGGGCGGAACGAGAGCGGCAGCAGAATCAGTAATCCGCACATATAAAAACAGCATTACACAACCGGTGCAGCCAGAACCGGCAACGTACAGTAATACAAACCGCTCAACCGAACCAGCAATGACTACACCTCCGGTTAATCCAACAACTGCCGATACAGCAGATAAAAAACATACTCCGACAGCCTCATTGTCAAGCATCCCTGTTTCGGCGGCAAGGGAAAAGAATGAACCGGCACAATCTTTTTCGCAAGCAGCCTCAAAACAAACACATTCCCACTTGGAGACAAAATCAAACAACATTGCAGCCAATGAAGAAAAAATACCTGTTGCAGACAAGCTGATAAGTTCAAAATTCGTATTCGCCGAAATTACCGCCTACATTAAAGCGATAGAAAATACTATTAAAACACTCGATTCGGATTCGGCAAAACTGCTTGAACAAGCAAAAATTGAAGCAGCCTACGATATTATCGCATTGCTGCATGCGGACACAGAAGCATAACCGATGTCGAATAAACCAGGATGGCTGTATAAATACAGCGAAACACTCAAACAAGAAACAGCTTATCATTGCGAATCGGGCTGGGTTTTCTGCAAGGACGGAACAAAATACAGTCCTATGGAAATACGGCAACTACAAAAAGCCGGTATAGCGGCGCTTCCGCTAAAAGTACACACCGTTAAAAAGGTGTTTGAAGGAATAATTGTCGATATACGGCATAAAACACCTCCAGCTGCCGTATCCCGTTCGGAACAAGCAAAACAACCGGCTTCCGCCGTTCAGCAAAAACCGGCAGCAGCACAACTGGAACAGCTAAAACCAATAAGAAAAGCGGATGATATTTACGACGAATACGGGAGATTGCAAATATGGTAACGGATATAATAAATACACTACATATCGGTGATGCTCGTATAATAATACCGACTCTGCCTAAAAAATCAATACAGACAGTCATTACATCTCCGCCATATTTTCAATTACGTGATTATGGAATAAACAGGCAAATCGGTCAAGAAGAAACGGTAGAAGATTATATTGATCATCTGATAGATATATTTTCAAAAATAAAGTGTGTTTTAAAGGATGATGGAACAGTATGGCTTAATATTGGAGATAGTTACGCCGGTTCTGGAAAAAGCAGAAACGGCAATGGAAAAACCGGAAAATTAGATCAGAACAGCAAAGACGCAGCATACATCGGACGACACATCGGAATTTTACAAAAGACACCCCTATCAGGATGCTTAAAACCGAAAGATTTAATCGGCATTCCGTGGCGACTCGCCTTAGCTCTCCAGCAAGACGGATGGTATTTACGGCAAGATATTATTTGGTACAAGCCGAATACAATGCCTGAATCCGTTAAAGATCGATGCGTAAAATCACATGAATATATTTTTTTGTTATCAAAGAATAAAAACTATTATTTTGATTACCAATCTATCCAGGAAGATTCCGTATTATTTGAAAATCGGTTACAAGGAATCGTACGAAATAGAGAATACAATTATAACAGTAAATTAAACGCAACACACCCAAAATATAATTTAAAAAGGAATGATAAACGTGATCCTATAAAGCAAAGCTATCCACAAAAAAGATTGAATAGAAACGATTGCAATTATGACATTAGAAAAAGAAATAAACGCGATGTATGGATGGTAAATACGCGTCCGTATACAGGCGCTCACTTTGCTGCTTTTCCGATTGAACTTATTATTCCATGTGTGCTAGCAGGTAGCAAAGAAGGGGATATTATTCTTGATCCCTTTTTTGGAAGCGGAACAACCGCCGAAGCAGCAACGTTATTAAATCGAAATTGGATAGGAATAGAACTTAATCCAAAATATAAAGATTTATATAAAGAACGGCTCGGACTCTTTGATTATACAAACAAATGACACACGGCAGCTTATTTTCAGGAATTGGCGGGTTTGAATTGGGTGCTCAAATGGCAGGAATAGAAACAATATGGAATTATGAAACAGATCCCTTTTGTCGCAGTATTCTAAAAAAGCATTTTCCCAATGCAACACAATACACGGATATAACCAAACTAAAAAGTCCACCCTATACAGATATTATCTCAGGCGGGTTCCCGTGCCAAGACCTATCAATTGCAAATCCTAAAGGAGAAGGACTTGAAGGAAAAAGAAGTGGATTATGGAAAGAGATGTTTAGAATTATTTACGAAACAAGACCTCGATATGTATTCATCGAAAACAGCCCGATGCTGCTTAGGAAAGGTCTCGGAGCTATTTTGTTTGATCTTTCCCAAGTCGGGTATGATGCAGAACGGCATTGTTTACAAGCAAGGGACTTTAGCTTGCCACACAAAAGAGAAAGACTGTTTATCATTGCCTACTCCAAACGCATCGGATGCATTGGTAATATTATCACAAAAGAAAAGTATCAAAAAAGTTTTCACAAAGAAGCAACAAGAGACAGTCATTTATCATTGCCAATTAAGCGGTTTAACGCCCGATCAGACTACGACACTGTACGAATGTATAATGGGTTTTCCACCGAACTGGACAAAAATAGAATAAAAGCATGTGGAAATGCTGTTATCCCTTCAATAGCCCGCTTCCTTTTTGAATGCATACAAGAACACAATACATAAGAAGGTAAGACACACATGAATTTTGATAAATACAAAAACAGACTAATAGAATATTTACGGATAAAAGGCATAAAAGCGGAACGGGGACTTGTTCGTTGTTTTAATCCTGAACATGAAGACCGAAACCCGTCATGCGAACTGTTTGATGATCATTTTGTATGCTATTCAGGAAACTGCGGCATACACGGCGATATTTATGACGCCGTAGGTATTTTAGAAGGTATCACCGATAAAAAAGAACAATTCAAAGCAGTCGAAGCCGCATTCGGCAGTGGATATACCCCAATTAAACAACCGGAAAAACAAACAGCAGAAAAAGAAACCTTTACGCCGGACGCTGCAGCCTGCGCTGCATTTGAGAAATATCTTGCCGGCAATAAGAAAGCAGAAAATCAAATACGGAGCTTTCTCCAGACACGGGCAAACGTAACGAGAGGCTCCGGCACTGACTATCCTCCAGGCATTGCAAGAAATTTGGTAAAGTATTTTTTTTACTGGCCAGGCTACGACATCGCCAGCGCCGAAGCCGGTATAACCGTACTGCGCGGCGCCGGCGTTCCGCTGCCGCATCCTATAAAGGGATATTCAAGCTGGCAGCATTCCGGCGTTATTATCAAATTAGGTTCAGGATATAAGCTGCATTATTACGAAAATTTCGTATGTGAAAAACGAGGCACAAAAAGCTGTAAAACATTTCCAATGCCCGGCGCAATCGATACCAAGAAACCGGTTATATTAGTAGAAGGCGAAATGGATGCTCTTTCCTGCGCTGCTGCAGGAATAGAAAACGTCTTTTCAACAGGAGGCACAGAAGGTTTAACCGGCCCTAAAATAAAACAGTATTTATTATCAGTTCCCGAAATCATCATTTTTTTTGATAAAGACATTGCAGGACGCAAAGCATCAGGATTAGTCGCAATCAACGAAAACGACAAACGGAAAACAAATCTCCCTGATACATTACGAAAGGCGGGCTATAACGGCATAATAAAAATTGCTTCCTTGCCCGACGAATTTCCGTATAAAGACCAAGATGCCGCCATTTGCGCCGGTAAACTTGAAACGGTACTGCAAGCAATCAGAGATGCAAAAGAATATACACCGCCAGAAAAAGAAACAACCGTTCTCTGGGAATCATTCGATACAGTGGGCATCAAACAACTGCGCAATCTTTTAAAGAAGATTCCGCTTGACGATGTAGACGATAAAGACGTACAGCCGTTCGTTTCAGCTTGTATAAAAGCATGTGATAACAATCAGATTAAACAGGAATTATTAAAATGGGGAGCAACACCCGAACAGCTTGAGCATAAAAACGACTATACGCCCTACTTTTTAATTGAAGCATGTGAAAAATACGGTACGTCGAAATATCTGCAAAAAGCGATTGAACGGGCGCTTATTCCGGAAAAAGAAATCCTTGCAAAAATTAAAAAGCAAAAAACCATCGTCGAAATTGACTACGAAGCAATGCGCACAAATGCAAATGCGCTGCAATTTTTAACAACCGGCGGTGTCCGCTCTGCCTCACAGCTTGTTTCTGATGTTCTGCAAGGGCGGCTCATTTATGTAGAAAATGAAAAGAAGCACTATTTTTTTAACGGACATATTTGGACACGTGAACCGGATATAGCAGGGGTTGCTTATAATATTCTTGCAAACGTATTACGTTCTTTTATCGGACGGCTTAAATCAGAGAAAACAAAAATATATGAATTACTACAAAAAATAGAAGCACGGCGTTTTCGTGTAGAACTTGCGCAAGACCTTTCGGGTCTCAAACCGGAGGTATTCCGCGAAAATGTTCTTTTTGACGGACCAACTGTACGGGAATCGCTCACTCTGCTTGACGGTGTTATGGATTTTTCAAGCAACAAGATTGTTTTTAGAAAATCAACACCCGAAGAATACCGGCGCGATGTACTGCCGTACCGTATGGAAGCTGTAGAAAAGGCAATAGAGCCGTCTAATTTCCTTGCGTTTATGAAATCAAACTTTAAAAATGAAGAAACGCTCCAGACGCTGATGTATTATTTATCGCTTATTCCGTCTCGAAATATGCAGTTTAAATACGGCGGTATTTTTATCGGGAAAACTCATACAGGTAAAACGACAACGATAGAGCTACTCAAAGACGTCTATATTGATATGATTGACCGCATCCCCGCCGACATTCTCGTTTCGCAAAACAAACGGCGAGTATCTGGAAACGAAGCAACCCCGTATATCGCCCGCCTTGAGGGGAAAGGAGCTGCCATCGTGCAGGAAACGGAGCGTAATGGCTATTTGAACGCTGCACTATGGAAAGAACTTACCGGCAATGATACGCTTACCGCCCGCGGTCTTTACAAAGAACCTCACGATTTTATCCCAACCGCACAAATTATCATGTGCACGAACCACAGCCCGCGGTTTGACGCACACGAACAAGCAACCATAGACCGTATGCTTGTCATTCCCTTTTCCGTACAGCATAAAAAAGGCGGTAAAGACACAAAGTCTCTTTCGACAATTTTAAAATCGATACGGGAAGAATACCCTGCAATTATTAAATACTTTGCAAACCTGTATATTGAATTAAAATATAAATACGAAGGGGCAATCCCCTTATCGGAAGAATGTAAGAACTACAAAGAGAACTACGTAAAGGATCAGGAAACAGACCTCGATAAATTTGTATCGGATTGTATTGAAATTGATATGTCCGGCGATGCTTTTGAAACAGTACAAGACGTATACGACCAGTACCTTAATTACTACGAATTGGCAGCGGACGATAAAGAAGCGCTCACCCGAAATAAATTTGTACGCTTTATTAAGCATGACTATATTGAAATAAAGTACAAGCAGAAAAAGATCGACGGAAACCCCGTCTTATGCTTTATCAATGTGCGGCTTAAAAAGATTGAAGGAAAAGCAGCACAACCCACTCTTATCCCTGAAAATAGTACGGCATTTACATCATCCGATGACATGCCGCCGCCCGACGAAGACCCGTTTGCATAAGGAAAGAATAATGATACCGGCATCACCTATCGATATTTTAGCACACACAGGATGTTCCGAATACGATACAGTAAAACAACTGCATGAACGCCATTATGACGACTTTATTGAATTGACGATATACCGGCGGAATAATCTTTTTGCATACGGCTATAAATTAAAAATCAGCCGCATTATCCGGCAAAAAACACCGCATGAAGCATCCTTTATACACACATCGATAACCGCTGCGCTATCGGACGCGAAAAAAAATATACAAAAACAGTGCAGTCGCAATCGGAAAGCAAAAAAGACACTGCTACAATTCACAATCGTACTGTATAATCAATTAGAACTGTTTTAAACAAGGAATGCATTATGTCGCAGATTGCAAAAATGATTATTAACGATCCTGAAAGTTTTCATCTTTTAACGACCGATGCCAAAGAACGGATTATAAAAGCGGCAACAAACACCGTCAATATTCAAGCTGCGCTTGCAAAAAAGCAGAATGTAAAAACCATGAAAGACACCTTTATACTGCGCAACACCTTTACAACACGGCAAGTACAGTATGATCAAATGCCGAAAGGACGCTATGCACTCCATGCAATACACTCGACAATCGGCGTAACAGAAAAAGCCACCTATATGGAACGGCAAGAAAAAGGCGGCATACATAAACCCGCCATCGGCTCCACACTTGCCATTCCTACCGATATTGCCCGAAGCAGCAACCGAGCAAGACCGGTTGCAAGGATGTATCGAGTCAATAAAGTAAAAAAGCAAAAGGTACGTGGCGCATTCAAAAAGGACATAACATCAAAAAAAGCTCGGCAAGTCGCACGGGCTTATATTGCATTTAAAACCGGTAAGCTACTATCTTACGGTGGAAATCTGCATAAAGTTACCCGCTTTAAAGCAAAAAAAGGAAACGTATCGTTCAGATTGAAACAAGCATATAGCTTTTCAAAAACTCAAACCCGTACACCACCTCAACCATTCTTTCTACCATCCTGCGAAAAACCAGCCGCAGACGGTCAAAGAATATTTAACGCTCAAATGGATAAATTGCAATAGACACCACTTCAGTTATTCCAATAGGATTTTACCGTTATCCCATCTTCGGGTAGCGCTGTTTTATCTCTGCTATCTTTTCAAGCCATACGGATTTATCTATGTCTCCGCGCAGTGCCTGCATACCGAGCGGATCCGCTTCCTGCCGGTAAGCGGCTTCCCGCTGCCGGTCGATGTAAGCGTTATATTCTTCCTTGCTGATAAGACCTGCATCGAACTGCTCTTTTTCAGTCTTTTTGACAATATCATCTCCCTCGATTTTCTCATCGTCCTTGAGCTGAATAATACCAGCTGCAACTTTTTCGGCTTCCGTCATATCGACAAAATCCGTACCTGCTTCATTGAGCTTTTTCCCTTCCGGCAATGCGATAAGGTTTTCCGCTACTAATTGCGTAAGCGGCTTTTTAGTTCCTGCCTGTAAGTCCGTGTACATACGGATGTCGTCGCCTATGTTGACTGCACAATTTTCAATAATCCGATATTCAATTTCAGGATTTTTCTTTTTCGGCACTGCCCCGCAGTAATGCCCGATGATGATATTGTCTTTGATTTCGATATACTCCATAACTTTTTACTCCTCTATTTTCTCAAGCTTCCAAATGATAAACGTTCTATTGCGAGGGCGGTTTTCTTCGGCGGTTGGCACTACAAGACCTGCATCAAACCCCATTTCGTCTCTCTTATACGCTTCAGAGTAACCTTGCCATGCGTCAACTTTCTGGCGCGCAGGCGTCTCCTTATAAAAAGGAGCTGAAAAATTAAAGGTTGCCTCAATGCCGAGAAATCCTTTTATATTCCTAATAGCATCGCCCTGTTCTTCTCCACCAAACGGATGGGCGCCTTTCCCTTTCGCTCGGAAAAAACAGCCGTCATAGTTTACTTCCGCCCAGCGGTATCCCTCAAAGGTAAAAAGGGTATCAGGGGTCGGCATCCCCGGCCATTGGATATAGCCGTTTTGAAAGATTTTAGCTAACAATTCATTGGAATAACGCTTCGCCTCGCGCAACGTGCTAGCATCCCCCTGTGTTCTTGCTTGCGATTCAGCGTTATTGGTTTTATCAGTATACTCCTGCGTAATTTTCTTAATCGCCTTTAATACATCCGATTCCTGTACATTATCAGGTTTTCCGGAAACTTTGTTTATATCGCCGAACGCCTCTAAAAAAAGAGCCTGCAGGGCGCCGTTAATATCGTTCATCCAATCAGCCAACAAAGGCGTTCCATCAGTGCCTTCGGCTGTTGTGGCATTAACAGCTTTTCCACCAGGATATTTCGGATCAGTATCATCCCGATAGTCCGTATAATTTCGATCAATCTTTATCATTCAAACCTCCACCGTTACTTTATACCGATTCTTATCTATATCCATTCTATAAACATTACCGCGACCGTATGCACCGGCTTTATTTTTAAAATTAAATATTCTATATAATTTCTAAATTCTTTTTTTATCTGCAATTTTTCAATATAAAGAATTTCATTTTTGTTATTACGAACAACACTTTTACAAACAAAGTAGCAATATACCCAAAACCGCGGGTCATTTTTAATCGAATATAACTCAGAAACATCATTCCGTAAAACTGTAGGTGAAAAACCTTCATCTCCAATTCTATAGCCGCATACAGCCTTCACATTTTTACAGCACAATGTTTTGTTTCCACATACGGCAACATTCGTAACACTCCTCTGGCGCGGATTGCTTACCGGCGTATTTTCAACAACTAAAATATCTGCATCGATATTCCTTAACATACTTTCGAGAAATACCGCAGATTGTCCGCCCTTATTTATCCGCCACAAAGCAGCAAGAACATTCCGCTGTTTTTCCAATTCTTTACTTGAGAAAACAACAGCAAAAACCTTTTCCCAATCATCAATACAACGGCTTGTTTCGGGAAACATGTCAAAATATACCTGTTCCATCTCATGCCGTATATCTTCCGGCAAAACAGCAATCGCTTTTATTAACTTTCGCTTATCACTGTCTATTGTAAAATTAAAAGCTCTCGATCGAGGAAACAACAATTTTATCGCATCAAAAAAAACGCTCAATACTGCACCCCATCTATCGCTAAAGCGCCAAGCCTTGCTAATTCACCGTTATCAAGAGTATACAACGGCGCAACCTTTCCATCTTTCCGTATCTCCGCGGTTTCAAATATCGCCTTGATAGATACCGCTATTTGATTGATAACCGTTATAACATGATTTTTTGAAACAACATTTGTCCGATTGTTATCATCGGAAAGACCTCGTATGTACAGGTCTCTATCTAAAAAATAATTTTGTAATGCTGGTTTCACTACTTGCGCAAAATCGGCAGGGACAATTCCTGATACGCCGGTAATTACAATATCAAAAACAGCAACAGTAATCGGTTTTACATTTGAATACGAACCGTCGTTTTTCGGATCAAGCATTGCCGTTAAAGGTTTCCGTGTCGCCCTGCCTGTTTCAGGATCATACGTACATGCCTCCCCGACTTTTTTTAATAAGCCTTTATCAGGAACACGATCGACATATACATCAGAAATACCGGATACATAAAGCAGCACCCCGCCCGGCTGCTCTTTATCATTGTATGGATATACATTCAATACACCCGGAACTTCAGACGCCCAAATCCGGTAATCCGCTAACGCGCCGCCTTGCGGCTGTAACCGAAATCGGTTAATAACTCTGTTGCGATAACTTGATTCAAGTTCGTTATCCAACCCGACTCTTGCAACATCCAAAACAACCGCTTCCGTCTCTATAAAACCATACGGATTAACAAAATTAAGCGTATCATTTTTTTCAAGATTTCCAACCGTCCCTATTTCTGTGCAAACAATTGAAACGTTTTCTTTTGTCTGCAATAGGGTTTTTGTTTCTTCCACTATATAGAGCTTTCCTGTTACACTGCTTTTTAACTGTGTACCGGAATACAGAACACTTCCCTGCGTTAAAACATCAATAGTTATTATACCCCGCCACTGCACACCCGCCAGCGGATCACCGACACCGAACAAAACGCCTAACTTAACAAGCGGCCTGAGCCGTACTCCTAAAATCGTAACTTCTTTCCAATCAGCTGTTTCCGGAAACATTTGTAAAAAATACCAACCGACTAATTTATATACAATGATAAAAACACCTGCGAACACTTTACATAAAATCTTAATAAAAGATTTAGGCAGAATCCGTAGTTGCGTATTAAATTCATGCTCAAAAGAGCGGATTAAAAGCTGCTGTACTTCTTCAATCGTTTTGTTCTTATACGCCATCTATTCCATGCCCCCACAACAAGGCAAACTCTTTTTGATAGAGCTGTTGCCCTTTACTCTTTACTTCAACGCCTAACACAAATGTATTCTTTCCTTTTGTTTTTCCATCGGCAATGATTTCATCCGCCACACCATCGCTCTTTAACCATTCCAAATCAAGCACGGCCGCCGTTTCTGCTTTCCGTATATTTTTAACGCTCAAAGACAACCCAGCAATCACCGCCTGAAACCGCGAAACCATCTTTTCACTTTCCGGTGTTTCTTTAAGCGTATTAGCCCACCACGCATGCCGGTTTTTAACCGTACCGGCATCGTCTTTATTACCGCCGAAAAGAGATAAATAGACAGCTGTTGAAAAGTCTTTGCACGGTTTTACAAGACCGCTTTCAAGCACAATATCGCCGCCGTCCGGCGTTTCAATCAAAAGAACGTCGCCTGCAAAATCGCTCACTAACCGCCCCCGTGTACCACTTTCTTATTTTCAATATTTGAAAAATCCCCCGTTTGCATTGTTCCAATTGCACCCAGCAGCGCTGCCTGAAATACAGACGGGCTACCGTTTCCCGGTTCTGTAACAGGCGCCTTCAACACTCCGAGCAGTCCGTTAAGAATTGCCGTATTTTTTTGGAGCTGCATTTTCAGTTCTTCAATTTTAATAAGCCCGCCGTAATCACTACCGTTGATCTCTACATTCCCTTTCGTTTTTATCTTACAATCGCCGTCTGTTTCAATTTCGATATTGCCGGAATTAAGCATTTTGATTGTTGCAACAATTTTTCCATTTTTATCACGGGCAAATAGAATTCTTTCCCCGCTCTTTGCGCCCTGTGATTTATTTAAAACACCAGCAACCACCTGTTCACCGGTACCGCCAGCCTGTACCAACAAAACCCTATCGTCTTTACATGGAACAGAATCATCACCGGCCGCAGAATATAAAAGCGGCTCTTCGCTAAAACCCTTCCGCGTTTCGACAGTAAGAGCGGTAAACGTATTGCTGACCGCCTTTAGCATCTTGCCGATTACTCCCACGGCATCACCTCCGGAATTTTTCCGGTATAAGAGCCGGGCAAGACTAAAGAGAGCTGCGTTGTTTTTTGATCTCCGGTTCGTATCATTTTTATATTACGTGCGATAAAATTTGTTTCCCGGCGTATCATCGCCTTCGGCGCCTTGACGCAAACGCACAATCCTTTTTTACACAACCGATTATCGATTAAAATATGTCCTTCACAAGTTAATTCATACGAAACACAATCGGCAAACATCTTTCCAGCTTGCGTATTTACTGCTTTTTCTAAATCGCTCTGCGTTTTTACATCGTCAATTATCATTGATTTATAACGCATAACCCCCTTATTGATTAAATACTTATTTTTAAACGTGTACGAAAGACTGTCATTTTCTTTATCAGTTTTAGTAAAGCCGGTAAGATGACTATAAAAGTTTTGCGCATTAAACTTCGGTGTTATTGATAAAAGCGGTGCTTCCCCTTCAATAAACGATATAGCAGCTTTTTGTTCTTTTGCAGTAAAGAAAAGCAAATTTCCTTTTTCATCATTGGTAAAAAGCAAATCACGTTGTTTTAAGAGTTTCGTTAAAAATGACAAGATACTTTCTGACGGTTCACAAGTAACCTTTTCAAAAGAAGCTCCTGGATTTCCTTGTATTCCGACTTCAACGCTATACGCTTGCGCTAATTCGTCGGCAATCTGTTTCACCGTCAGTCCTTTATATTGCGCCGGATATTTTGCAGGAGGTACATTACAATCGTTCAATACGCCGCACAAAGGATAACCCTGCAGCGTTATTTCTGACGAAACATCTTCTAACTTCGGATCAGGCGTTAAGAGCCTGCCGTTAAAGACAAGCGAACCCTGATAATAAATCTCACATGATTTAAAACTAAACGGCTCAATCGCTTCCTGCAAATCTTTCAAGGAATTATCATACGGCGCAGAAAAAGAAAAGGTGTCAAGTGAGTCAAACGACAAATTTAATTCATAGCCGGTAAAACCAACGAACTTTTTGCCTCCAATAACAATCGCAACATCCTGTTCGCCATCAGCAACCTCAACCGTTGTTGTAACGCCTCCCGGCATTTTTTCTTTTACAGGGACAACCAATATATCACCGGGAAAAATGAGCGGAGACCCGTCTATAGCCGTTTTTCTACCCGTAAGCTGCGGATTAGCCAATACAATATCATGCCATTTATTGAACGATCCTAAATATTTTATTGCGATTGCACCAAGCGTATCGCCTGAAACCACCTTATGCACTTTTGACATAATAGGTAATCTCCTTGCCCATCGGCAATAAAATAATTTCATCAGCCGTGAGCTTGTTTTCAAAAATAAGCTCATCCATATAATCAACGGAACCATACAGCTCGGCGCTCAATTCTATAAGCTGCCGATCTCGGTCAAGCACAATAGTACGGCGCATCGGAAGCGCAAACGAACTATTGATAATAAGCGCTGCACTTTTATAAACAACATCGGATAATAAAAAAGCAGTTTCGTTATTTACATCAACAAACACATTCGATTTAACCTTCGTATCATCAAAATTTTTTATCAACTCAAAAAGATTGATAATAGCTTCCGCGGCATATATCGCCTCCTCCCGCGACACCTGAATAGCGACCGTGTCCTTTTGCGCTGAACCTTCGGCAATCTGTAGCGCAACACCGGAAGCAACGGAAGCAGCCGCAGCGCTTAGCGATAAGCGGGCTGTCATAATAGCATTTGCAATATTACGTGTACCGAATGGATCATGCTTAAACTGATTTATCAGCTTAGCAATTAACGCTGAATATCCTTTTATTTTTTCTGAAACATTGATTACCACCCGCGATGGATAGCGCATTAAATTCAAGGTAAAGCGCGCGGTATTAAGTCCTTTGTTAATGGCGCTTGAACTCTTATCAAACATTGTATTAACCGCATTTTTTAATTCTGCAACGGTTGTTAAAAAATCGCCATAACTTCCGGCATGTGAGCTTATCAGCGGTTCCATTGTGCTTTTTATCTGCTCTGTTTGCGTATTTAAAACCGACTTTTCCCGTAGCTCATCATCAATCGTACCAGCGGAAATACCGCGCGCAAAATCTTCACACGCAGCATCCGAAAACGCTTCATACTTTTCTTCAATTTCTGCAGCCGCAACCGTTTCAAGTTTTGGAATGACATCATCGGTAATAATTTTTACAAACGTAACTTCAACAACCGATTCATTGAGACCGGAAAGCAAGTCATCAACTCGTTTTATTTTTCCGTGCGGCACTACTTTATGAATACCGTATACCGGATGCTGTAATTCTCCAACACCTCGTTCAAACAACAGTGCTTCAAAACTATCAGCCTGCTCCATACAATCGGAACCGTTAAAAATACAAGTAAGCGGAAAACTCGTTGCACCGGCACCCTGATGTTGCACGTGCGCGCCATCTTTATCGGGAAAAGTAAAAAGCCCTGTTTTTAAATCCGTTTCTTTAGAAACACTGCCGAATAGAAACGATACTTCCTTGCCGGACGGCGCGGTATATTTTGCTTCGGTTATTCTTTTTTCCCAGTCCATAAACATAATCCCTAATAACTTCCCGAAGCAACAAGATTAAATACCGGAGATTTCGGAGGCTTTGAAATACGCGCCTGCGTACCTTGCTCTGCACGTACCGAAATTTCTGCATGTTGATAGCTGTCTTGCCGCGAATAGTAGGCAACCTGTTGAGCCGGTGAGACAGGAGCAACGGACGGCTGTATACCATCCGAAGTACCACCGTCCATTTTACTTGTCGAAACATTAGCAGTTGAATCGTCTATTCCTTTTATCTGATTTCTAAAACTCTCTATATTTGTTGCAAAATTTTCAAAATGTTTTCCAACACCCGGAATTTTTCCTAAAAGCTCAAACACACCCTGTAAAGGCGCAAGCAAGGCTGATAAAATCGTTGCACCTATTTGTTTTAATCCGGCAATAATACCGCCATTTGTAAAGGCCTGTGTAATCCTATCCCATTCATTCCAAAATTCCCGAACAATCGAAATAATAAACCCGAACGGCCCCGTGAATACAGCAATTATACCGAGTACCGCTTCTTGATTTTTCTTTACCCAATCCCAACACCTAGCCATCGCCGCCGTAATATCATCCCAATGTTTTACACAGAGAATAATAATCGCTATCAATGCCGCGATCGCAACAATAATGACACCAACAGGATTCGCCGTAAGCAATACATTAAAAATCGCCTGCACAACATTCATACCCTGCTGCGCTGACATAAGCGCCTGCACTGCCTGCACCATTCCCATTATGTTTGATATAACAACAGCAGCAATCATAGCCACTTTATAAACACTCCAGGCAATAGCAAGCGATATAATTATAATCCGCATTTTCCACAAAACCCCAACTATTTTCGAGATGACCGTAAACGCAGTTGTCAAAAAATCAATAATTGACGCCGGATCAAAATTTGTTATCGTCGCCGTAAGATTTTCAATAGCTTTTCCACCCTTAGAGGCAAAAGCATCTACAAACTTAAACCCCAGTTCAGTTAAGGCAGATTTTAAAACTCCAATCCTATTCGCCAACGATCCACGCATAGCGGCCGCGACATTAGCCGCCGTCCCCCCTGCATTTTGTAATTCTTTTGAATATCTTTTTAATCCTTCCGTTCCTTCGGCTAGTAAAAGGGTCACCCCTGTTACCGTGCGCTTTCCAAAAATATCGGTAAGAGCAGCTGCTTTTTCAGCATCGCCCATTCCCTTCATTCCTTTTTCAAACTGTGCCAATATATCAATAATATTTAAAAAGTTACCCTGCGCATCTGTAGTCTTTATCCCCATCCTATCTAGCGCCATCGCAGCTGTTTTAGAAGGCGACGCCAAAGACAACATCATATTGCGCAACTGTGTTCCTGATTCAGATCCCTTAATACCGCTTGACGCCATAACGCCAACCATTGCAGAAAAATCTTCCAGAGACTGGCCTGTTGACGTAAACGTAGCAGCACCCATTTTTGCCGATTCAAAAAATCCGCTAATATCCGTATTAAACATATTCGTTGTCTTAGCCATAACGTCAGACAAGCGGTTTAGATTTCCTTCAAGAGCTTTCTCATCTTCCGTCATCAGCCCAAATGCCCCAAGTGCATCGGTAGCTATATCAACCGCCGTCGTTAAATCAGCTCCTGCTGCAGTCGCAAGATTGGTCGTCCCTGCAAGCAATGCCATAGATTGCTTACTCGTTAAACCCGCCATTGCCATTTTATCCAATGCCCCCGCCGTATCGACCGCATTAAATTCGGTAATAGCCGCGACATCACGGGCAACCTTACCAACCGCCTTCAAATTATCTTTGTAATCGACTGATGTTATGTCTAAATCTTTAAATTTAGCAGTTGCCCCTGTAACGGCCGCATCATAATCAAGGAATTGCTTTGTAGCGACGCCGATTCCGACGCCAACAAGCGCAATTCCTGCAAGAGCCGCTCCCTTTGCAAAACTTTTTAATTTCGTACCGACATTTGCAAGCTGTTGTTCGGTTTTCGTAAATTCATTTTTTAATGCGCGACCAACAGTCTTTCCTTTGACCCCGATTTTATCTAAAGGCATTGTGATATTATCAATGAGTTTATAGACTGTCTCGATTGCATATTTTGTCGCCATTATAAATCCTTTTGCAATTTACAAAGCTCTTTTATTCGCGCCTTATAAAAAAAATGAATTTGACCGACTGTTATTTTTTCCAAATCAGGAAGCACATGATAATCCATGCAAATTTGTAAAATCTGTAACTGAATACCACCTATGCCCAACACCGTTTTTTCCCTTCCGTCAATTGCACATACGGAAATTAAACGGATAAAAAAAGCGTTGCAATATCCCTAAAAAAAAGCCAGTCTGATATATCGATTTTTGAAAAATACTTTACTTCTTTTCCCGTCATTGCCGAAACGAATCCCTGCAATTTATGTACAGACTGTTTATCATTGTAATTATCCATCGCTACAAACGCATGCCCCGTCGGACGTTTTATTGTTACAACATCTCCTGCTGCATTGTCAGACAAAGCCGAAACGGTATATTGAATATTTCTTCCATCTACCTCAACCCGTCCGTTCATACACCCTTTTATAAAGCGTTCTTTTAACGGCTTAAACGCCTCGACGTCTTCTGTCGTCATCGCGCTTTCGTCATAATCTATTTCGTTTGCTTTGCAAAAGCGCTCAAACTCGGCAACCGCCGTTTCTCTGTCAATCTTTACTTCTTTTTCCATCTGTATACCTCACTGTAAAAAAAATATGTTTAAATGCGCTGTCCGCACAACTAAATCCCCTGCTTTTCAATCTTCCCATGTAACGAAACGGTTGCCGTTCCTTCTTTGAATGAAATTTCTATATCATCAACAATCTGTACCGAACCGGCAAAAACAGCGCCGTCATTTGCCGTGCCGGAATAGTCGAACATTTTGCCGGAGTTTTTTAAATCCTGCAAAAATTCATCGTCCCCATTATCGAAATCAATGACTAAACTGATCCCTTCAATCGAATCGACTTTCCGCGATTGCACAACGCGGCTTGTTCCATCCCCGTTCGGTTTTACTTCGTTGTTTTTCCCGCCGAGCTTCCACTTCGCATCGTCTTCGGCATCGCAGGTAAACCGGCGTCCATTCAATGTATGACTTTCAAAAGGCCCCGCTATCATTTTCTACCTCCTCCTAAAAAAATAAATTATCAAATTTATTTTTTAATAAAGCGATGTTTCGGTTTTTCAAACCGAAACTCGTCGTTTAAATTCGATACACCAATTTGTGTATCGAATTTAAACTATTCGCCCAGATAAAAACCGAAATAAATATCGGTGTCCGAAATTTCGATGTTGCCGGATAATTTTACCGGAAAGCGCACGTTAATCCGTTTAGGATTATTTGAATCTATTTTAACGCTCATATTCCGCTTGCTGAATTCCGGTTCCTGAATAATCGCCTGCAGCGCGAGCGAATCGGCAAGATTCATAAAAGATGTTTTAATCATCTTAGGCTGTTTTGCTTTTACATTCGCGATAACGGTATCATCGCTGACAATCGGCGCCCCTTTTAATTCGTCCGCTTCCATAATCAGCCGTACATTGAATACAACATTTTGCAGTTTAACCAAATCCACAACATAGCGTTTACTTGGGAATTGCCCTTCATTCGCCGGATGATAAAACGTGATAATGTCATTCAATTCCGCAACATTGCCGTTCTTGATATTAGTAGACGAACCCTTGTTAACCGAAAGCGTCCGCTGCATATAATTTTCTTGAACATTATCAGAGCCACAATGCAAGCCAGTCAGCAAACCTTTATAACCTTGCGCCGGATTGCTGTTTGCAATTGTAACAATGTCATTTAAAAGAGCGCGGGCCGCAATGACAAACGTCAATTCACGGCTTCCGACAGAAACAACCAGAAAATTGATTGCATCGTTTTTGCGTTCGTCCGTTACCTTTGTACGTTCCGATAAGACATCAGCACAGCCGTGGCAGACAAGCAGCGGCTTTTTCTCTAAAGCCGACCAGCGGTTTTCCCCGAATTCCTGATATGCATCAAGCCGCGCTTCTTTCTTATAATCAAAACAACTTAAAATAAATGTTTCCCACACAATACCAATTTTCCCCAATGCAGCATTTACATCGGGGTCAAGTGCACCGTCTGCAAATTTCTTTATCGTAAAAGTTGCCCCCGGTACATCCGCCGCTATTTCAAGCGTAATCATGTTGGAACTTTCACCTGACCACTTTGCTACAAGCGGAATTTCTCCGGCTGCTATATCCCCTGTTTTTGCCGGCATATTCAACACACCGTCAATCGATTCTTTTATCGTTTTTAAGATTGCCTCCGCTTTATCACCTTTCTTAACTGCGAACTCGGCAGCAACACCGCCGACATACACCGTACCGGCGCCGTTACCCGAAGCGCCTTCATTGGAAGCGGCAAGCGTAACACCAATAGCGCCTTTTGCCGGTACTCCCGTTTTTACCTTTGCAAGGGGGTACACCGTTACAGGAAACTCGGCGCCTTTTCCGTTTTGTGGAAAAAGCTGCAATGCCGCAAGATGTAAGGGACTGCCGTACCCGTACCGATCTCCGACCGCATTAGCATTTCCTTCAAGTTCAAACTTATCTAAACCATACACAGCATCATCATTGCCCTGCCCGATAACCGCTAAGCGTTGCGGCAGCATGAACGCTTTCCCTGAATTAAAATTTTTATATTCGACGCTTACTCCGCATACGCGGCTTACCGCCGTTGCCGAAACTCCCATAATGCCTCCTATATCCGTATTAAAACTTCGCCGGTTTTTCCGACCGCTTCAAACTGTATTTCTTCCAATTCCGCACCGTCCCCTTGCGGAGAATCTTCATAAAACGAAACGGAAAAATCTATCCGCGCTACAGTTACAGCAGCAGCGCTTTCCGCTAAGTTGCTAGGAATTCCTGTTTTTATACCGGGCATATCCCGTTCAAGCACTACACCGCGCATCCCTAAATATGCATAAAATCCGCTCATTAAAATTGAACGGACAATGCATGCAATACGCCACGCTTTTAATGTCGCTTGCCTTGTATCATCGCTATCCGATTCTGCATTACCGCACGCATAGCAATCGATAGAAAAAGAAGCAGTATA